CGTGCCGAAGCTGCCGGTGCGGTAGCGGTTGTGGGCGCGGAAGTCACCGACCGAGCCGGTGGCGCAGAAGCGGTTCCAGGTCAGGGCGGCGCGGGCATACGATGCCTGCAGGGCCTTGTGCATAGTGTTTTCCAGCAGCACCGGGAAGTCGGACGTTCCTTGCGTGAAGGCGGCGGCAACGATGTCCATCTGGCTCATGCCGTCTGTCTTTGTGCCGGTGCGGGCCAGCGAGGCGCGGGCCAGGTCAAGCAGCTTGTGACCACGGAACGGGTTGCTGGTCATGGATGCCTTGACCTTGGCGTCTTGCTCCACGCCGGCGCGAACCAGCAGTGCATCGGTGGCGGCGGCCTTGATCTTGTCGGCTTCGTCAGAAACCGTTTCGATCTTGGGGAAAGCGTTCTTCGGGTTGGCGGGCTCAGTGCCCTTGCCCATTTCGGCCAGCAGGCGGGCCTGAATGGCTTCGATGGTCAGTGCGGGGTCTGCCAGCACTTCGGTTTGCAGTGCCACGATGGCGGGGTTCGCAGCAAAAGGCTTGAACATGGCAAGGACTTGCGCGTTGTCGTCTTTGGTGCGGGCGAAGGGGGTAGCGGGTTGAGCCGCTGGGACGGTGCTGGGCATGTGTGCCTCCTTGGATGTGCCAGCGGCTGCTGGCGATTGCAAAACGGGGGTGGTTGCCACGGGTGTGGCGGGTTGGAAACGGGAGAGGTCGAAGCTGCGGGCCAGTGATGCGGCCACGCTGATTTCTTCGCCCACGGCATCGGCAAAGCCTTCTTGCAAGGCTTCATCAGCGGAATACCAGTGGTCTTTGCCATCGGTCAGGATGGCCAGGGCGTCTGCGTAGGGGCGCCCGCTCTTGTCGGCGTAGGCTGAGGCCATGGCCTTGGCGTAGCGGTCAAGGATGTCGGCTTGTTCGCGCAGTTCAACGGCATTGCCGCCGGCAAAAGACCACGGGGCGTGGATCATCATCTGGGCGTTTTTCGCCATGGTGATGGTGTCGCCCGCCATGGCGATATAGCTGGCGCAGGAGATGGCCACGCCATCCACATGCACGGCCACGGGCGCGCTGTGGCGCTTCAGGGCGTTGTAAATGGCCAGGCCATCGGGGACAGAGCCGCCGTAGCTGTTGATGCGCAGGGTGATTTCGTCGGCGTCAATGGCGGCGATGTCGCGCACCATTTCGGAAGCGACTACGCCGTCTTCATTCCAGCGGTCGCCGATGTTGCCGTAAACGTAGATTTCAGCGACGGTCTTTTCAGCGGTCGCTGCGCCAGCGCCCTGCACTGGGGCGGCGCGCTGCTTGATTTCGTACCATTTCGCGGGCATCGGGGCTCCTTTTGAGCCTTGATGGTCGGCGCGGTGTTGTGCAACTCATTCAAAACCGCTGCACGATTTGCGCGCTTGGCGTAGGATGCGGCCATGCCCTCTATGCACCGTCTTTTCATCGCCCTGCTATGCTGCGCCGCGCCGGTGCTGGCGAGTGCCCAGGTGTTCCGCTGCGCCGATGGCGCGGGCAAACTGCAATACTCTGACCGGCCTTGCACGGCGGGCCAGCAGTCCGAGGTCAAGATCGACAAGCACCCGGAGCCCGTGGCGCCGCAAGCCCAGCGCATGGGGGCCGAGGCACAGGCGTATGAGGCCGAGCGTGCCGCCCGCCGTCAGCAAAGCAGCGACAGCCATGCGCGCATCGATGCGGCGGCGGCCAAGGTGCGGCAGATCAAGGCCGAGAACTACGATCCGCGCAAGTGCGCAGCGGCACGCGCACGCATGGCGCAGGTGGTGGCGCGTGATCCGCGTCTCTACCAAATCAGCATGGATTACGTAGAGTTTTCGCAAGCCGCCAACACTTACTGCGGCAATTGAGCCTTGCGCTTTTGCGCGATGATGGCGTACACCAGCCGGCGCGAAAGGCCGAAGCGGCGCATCAGTTCCCCGTAGTTGTTGCCGGTGAACGCGGCCCAGACGGCCTCGTTGCGCTGCTCCCGCTGCATCTGCTCCATGGCGTAGCGGTGCGAGACGTAGCGGCCCGAGATCAGCGGCCCCAGTTGCCCCGCCACGCGCGATGCCAGCGCGGCCAGCACTTCGCGCGTCATGCCTTGCGCGAACATGCCAGGCCGGTCCCGGTGGCATTCCAGCAAAATCACTTCCACGTCGCTCTGCAATGTCAGGCTGTTTTCAAGTGCGTCGTTCAAAATCCCACCCTCCTTCGTTGGTGTTGGCCGCTGGCGTTGTGCGGGCTTTTTGCTCTGCCCGCCGTTCTTCAGTCGTGATCAATTCGCTGTTGTCCGGCAGGGGCCGCGCCCAGGCGGGCGGGTTGTCCCAGTTCATCCGGCCCTTGGGGCCACAGCCGAGCGATTCGCACACGGCCAGGGCGTACACCCACAGATCGAGCGCCTCGTTGCGGGCGTGAATTTTTTGCCACTTGCCAGAGGCGTTGCGCACTTCGGCGCGCAGCTCTTCGAAGTAGCTTTGCGGCGCCCATCGCGGGGCATGGAAGAAGCCGGGGCCAGGGACTTTGCGGCGCAAATTGGCCGCCACGATGTCCTTGAAGTAGTCGGTGTTGACCATCCACACGGCCATGTCGTGCATGGGCTTGCCGTTGTTCAGCCGGGCATTGCCTTTGGTGACGGGCTTTTCTGTGGCGTGCTTTTCCACGCCATAGGAGGCGCCTTTGACCAGCAGGACGCGGCTGGACAGCCCCAGCTTGCGCAGGCGGCGATACCACGAATAAGCGTTGTGGCTTACGCCGTCTTCGCCGCCGGTATCAACGGCGGTGCGCAATACGCGCAGCTCGCGCCCAGTGTTTGTTTTGTAGGTGGCCTGCACTACTTTGGCATTCAGCAAGTCCCAGTCTTCGGCGTAGCCTGCTGGATCGACTTTGGCCGCCTGGCCTTTGCGCTCGGTAACCCATATGGCATACCGGTCAACCAGCCACGATTCAAGGTGCACACCAAAGGCGCGCACTTCGACCACAAAGCGCCCGCTCTGCCCGCCCTGAATGTCCACCGTGGCCACCAGAAAGCGGGCGTCGTCAGGGACGTGGAATTGCTGCAGGTCTTCGAGCCGGTCTTGCACGCCCGCCTCTTTGTCCGCGATCAGGTGGCGCGGCAGGTAGGGCGCGCCCTGGTCGGTGTTGATCGTTGCCTTCAGCGTGAGGTCGGAACCCGACAGGGCCAGTTCGCGCAGGCCTTGCAGGTAGCGCAGGATCAGCGAGTCCCACTTTTGATAAGCCGCTGCCACCCCGCCCAGCCAATACCCGGCAATACTGGAGCGCGGCACTTCGCCCAGCACTTCTCCGTCGCTGTTGACGGTCTGGCCATCGGCCACCCAGCGGGCGGTTTCGATGCGGTTGAGGTGCGGTTTGTGGCGCTGCTCGATGATGCTGGCGCAGTGCGGGCACACGACGACAGCGTGTTTGTCTGCCAGGTCGTTGAGTTTGGCGGAGCGCACCATGTCCATCAGTTCAGCTTCGGCCGGCAGGGTGGAAAACAGGCCCAGGCCCGGCGCGGCCTCGAAATACTCGCTGCAATCGGGGCATTGCCAGTACCAGCGGCGCCGGTCGGATCGGTTGTAGATGCCGACGATGCCGGAAGCTGGGGGCGCCTCGTGCGGTGTTTGCGGGCGCCAGTGCGGGTCGGTGTATTCCCGGCCCGGCGAGGATTCGACCATGCACATGCCCCGGCTCAGGAAGGTTTGCGTGCGCTTCAAGCCCAGCGCGTAGGCCGGGCCTTCGCCGTCGATGTTGTCCGGCATGCGGTCGTAATCGGTCAGGGCAACATAGCGGTAATCGGACGATGAGAGCTGCGTGGCGGATGGCCAGCCGATCTTGACCCACATGCCATGCTTGAATAGCTTGTCGTGCGTGTTGTCGTCGTGCCCGCGCTGGCTCATGAGGTCTGCCAGCTTGGGGCTGTTGCGAATTGCGCGGTCGATGCGGATTTTGGAAAACTCGCGGGCCTTTTCCTGGCTCATTTGAATGATCAGCATGTCGCCAGGGTCGCTGGTGACGTTGCGGGCAAACCAAGAGTCCAAGAGGCCGAGCGTTTTGCCGCTGCGTGCAGGTCCGACAAAGCACACAGCCTCATGCTTGCGGCTGGCCAGCATGTCCATAGGTTCGATCATGTAGGGCGTTTCAGTGGCCGACCATGGCCCCGAGTAGCCCCCAGGCTGGCGAATCACCAGCGAATCAGCAGCACCCTGGCTGACGCTGGTGCGGCGCGGTGGCCTGAAGGCGTAAGCGGCTGCGCGGACGATGGGGGCTGCGCTGGTGAAGGCGGTCATTCGTCACCCCCGCCCACAGGCGCCAGTTTTGAAAGTCTGTCGGCCATCGCATCCATGGCTTCATGCAGCAGCGATTCCACCGATTCAGCAACGTCCCCGGCAATGCCGTATTTGCGCTCGAGGTTGTCGGGGATGGCGCGGATGTCCGAAGCAATGGCAGCGAAGGCGGTGGCAATCACGCGCTCCACATCGCCTGCAGGGATCAGCTCGCCATCACGGATCTGCAGGTCGCGGCGCTTTGTCTCGCCCTCGTACCAGGCCTTGCGGTCGCCGGGGCTCATGCTGTCCGGGTCGGCTTCGCTGTCGGTAGGCCCGGCAAAGCGCCATTGCGCGGCGGCATGCAGGTCAATCTCCCAGGCAATGCCCTTCGCCCCCCGCTGCACCACGGGCATGCCCCGGCGAATCCACGCCTCAATGGTGGGCAACGAGACATCAAAGAATTCCGCGCACGCGGCCTTGCTGCCGATGCGCACGCTGGATGTCAGGGGGGCTGGTTTCTGGCTCATGTGTTGCCTATAAACAACAGACTAGAGGGGCCGAAAAACTGTGAATTCCCGCGCCTGCGACCCGCCCGGCCCGCTATCCCCAGGGAGTACCTTTTTTGTTGCTTTATCGCCACACTTTGTTGCTCACACGCCACAAACTGTTGTTCAAAAGCAACGCGCATGATGGGGTCGACGATTTTGTCGTTGCGCGTCAGTGGTTTTGCGGTAGCGCCTGGCTTCATGCGCCCTCCTTCATGTCTTTCAACTTCGCCCTGTACTCATCCCGGATGGCAATCAATTCCTCGCGCTGCCACTTGTGCGGGGTGTTGTCCGACTCCAGCTCCTCCACGCGGGCCGGGCCGATGCGGCGGATCAGTCGGATGCGGTAGTCCACTGCCTTCCCAGCGCCCCAGCGGTTGCAATGCACGCACTGGGCATGGCAGTTGTCCGGGTGGAATCTCAGGTGTGACGCGCTTCCCGTACTGCGGTAGTGGCCTGCGTCCCGGCCTGCGTGCAATCCAGACAGATCGGGCGGCGGCGCATCGCAGGAAATGCACGGCTGGGTGAAGTCGCGTGCGCGAATCCAGGCGTTGAACGCAATCTGCGCTTCACGGATCAGGGCGGGGATTGTCTTGATAGCCTCCTTGCGCGCCTTGATGCTGGCCCGCTCCACCTTCGCAGCCATGCGGGCGGCCTTGGCGTCTGCGCGCTCCTTCTTGGCTTGCTGGGCTTCAAGCCACGGATCAATGCAGGCCGGGTGAATGCGCTGTCCGGGTTCCAGCTTTGCACGGCAGTGGGGGCATGTTGTGCGGCGGAAGGTCACGGCTTCCTCCAAAAACCGTTGACCTGCTCGCACTTAAATGCAGACCTCAAGACCGATGCCACCAGCATTCGCCTATACGGGCTTTTGGCGACAATCCCAGCCGCGCCGTACAGCTCGCTTGCTGTAAATTTAGATGGCAACCCATCTATCACTGGAGAAATTTTGTTGATGAGATTGCCGCGCAAATTGCGGGACGCTTCCTCTTTTTGCTTCCCACTCATTGCCACCCCTCCGGCGCAGTGAAGCGCCATGTGTAACCATTGTGGAACTTACTCTTCCCGTGGCAGCAGCGACTTATTGACCCACTGTCATTGCCTATACCGGCCCGGATCGCCGACACCGCACAATCAAAGTGCAACTCTTCTGTGCCGCCAATGAGCTTCGCTGAGACTGGGTAGGCCTTGTTGGAATCTTTCCCAAGCCTGCCTTTAAGCTTGTTGGGTGTCTTCAGAACCCTTGTGGAATGCAGCATGTTTTCTGAGTGCGTAACCCACTCAAGGTTTTCGGCCCTGTTGTCCCATCGACTCCCGTTGATATGGTTGACGTGCGCGCCCTCGAACCATCCATTGCAAAATGCCGCCGCCACCAGCCTGTGGACGCTGTTTCGCTCTTTTCCAGTCAATGAGACCTGCATGTAGCCAGTCTGTTTTGACACAAAAGCCGTCATAAGACCGCCCTTGACGAGCCTTTTACCGCTGCCGGTTTTTGGCCCTGAGTGCACCTCCCTTGGCAAGCTTCTCACGCGTCCGAGATTGCTAACCTCGTAATTCGCGTCATGTGTCATCCTCCATTCCTCTGAACTTAACTCCATGGTCTGCTCCAAACGCAAAACACCATTCTATCAGTTCGGAACACTGTGTCTTGTTTAATTTTGATGTGCGCTCATAAATGACATCGAATCCAGACCCGTCCAGGGCTGGGATCAGTTCCGGGTTGCCGCCAGCCTCCCTAAGCCATGCCGCCATGCAAAGCCGTTTCCAAGTGACGACGTCAAACTTCTTCCCATGCCAATCTACTTGCTGGGCTATATCCTGAAGGACCGAATGAAGCAACCGGTTCTGCGCATCGCTCCTTTTCTCGGGCCGGATTTCCAGCGTCAGGCGGGTGTCTCCCGCCGCCAACCAGCCCTTGGCGTGGTGCCATGCTGTCTGGATAGCCTGGTGCGCCTGCTGCGCGTTGTACAGGCTCATGACCAGGCGCTCGCTCACTCCGAAGCCTCCATGCCGACATTGCCGCAGGCGTTCCAGCCTTCTGGCTTGCTGGCGACTGCCGCAGTGGCTCCCAGCTTCTTGCGCTCCAGCTCGATCAGCAAGTCAATGAAGTGCCGTGCCTTCTCCAGATCAGCAATTCCGTTCTTTACCCTCCAGCGCGAGACGTACTTGATGACGCTTCCCTCGGCGAACGGGATGCC